GGGCGGTTGCAGCATTTCAGCCTTCGCCGAGCCTGTTGACAGGCGAGGCAAAAAGTAACGATTGTCTGCATAGTGACGAAGCTCTTATAAACATGTTACGTGAACGTGGTTATAAAGGCGAATTGACTAAGACCTTGACTATTTAATATTATCGCCACCCATATTTGATATGGTATGGGTGGCAAAATATTCTTTAACAGCATGGAAACATTTGAAAAGATTATAGAACAATACACACAAAGCGAAGTGTGTATGGGAGAATTGTTAGCTAATATTTCGGCAGATGGCATGTCTATTGAAGACGCTTTTGAATTGTATATAAAAGCTATGAATTATGCTGAAAAAGATGAATTTTATCAATTAGCTGACAGAGAAGTGAAATTATTAACAGCTAAGAATGAAGATGACAAACAGCCATTAAAACAACTGTTAGATTCGCTAAGCATATCTTGATATAATTGAATATGAATAAATACTATTTTGTAAATATAGGTGCGGAGGTAATATGGCATCCTGTAAATAGTGACGAGAAGAAAGTTATGCAAGTGTGCACCTCTGCTCCTCATCCGGTTGAAAATGACACATTAGTTTCTCTAATTTTTTCTGATAAAAAGGGGAACGTAAAAGTAAAGGCCGTCGAATTAACTCCAAAATTGACTGACTTCAATCAAGGGTACTGGTGTGCACTTCAAGATGCAGTAAGTAATGGTGCCTCTGATACGGTTATTCAGGAAATGCTACGCAGTGCCGGATTTACATACTGGGAATGTTACTGGCATATACAAAATTCTGATTTTCAGTCAGAAAAAATATGGTCGATTATTCGTGGAATGTTTTGCCAAAATCCAGATTATATTGATTGGAATGGTGCTGATTATCCAATAAAAACGGTAGTAATCTTTGAAAATACTCCTGATGAAGAAAAGGTGACTGTATCTATCGAGCGATTAGCGCGACAATTATTAGATGATATGGGTAATTGGAGTACACGAGAAGCAGAATCTGTAGATGAACAGATTTATTTCTATCTGGATGAAGAGACCTTTAACATGCCTGATGAAGATATTGTAGAATACTTGAAAAAACAATGAAATTACTTTATATAGATTTATTTTGTGGTGCCGGTGGAACCAGCACAGGGGTAGAAAAAGCCCGTTTAGAGAACGAACAATGCGCTAAGGTAATAGCATGTGTAAATCATGATAAAAATGCGATTGCAAGTCATGCTGCTAATCATCCGGACGCTCTTCATTTTACAGAAGATATTCGTACACTAAATTTATCTCCTTTAGTTTCCCACCTACAAAAATGCAGAGCTGAATATCCTGAAGCATTGATAGTTTTATGGGCTTCGTTGGAATGTACTAACTTCTCGAAGGCTAAAGGTGGTCAACCACGAGATGCAGATAGTAGAACACTTGCAGAGCACTTGTTTCGGTATATTGAGGCTATTAACCCAGACTATATTCAAATTGAGAATGTAGAAGAGTTTATGTCATGGGGAGATTTGGATGAGTATGGTAAACCCATTAGTCGTGATAAAGGTAAATCTTATTTGAGATGGTTGGATAACGTAAGGTCTTATGGCTACAAATTTGAATATAAAATATTAAATTCAGCAGACTATGGAGCTTACACTTCCAGGAAGAGATTTTTCGGAATATTTGCGAAAGGGAGTTTACCTATTGTTTTTCCGGAGCAAACCCATTCTAAAAAGCCAGACCAAAAATTAAAGAACTGGAAGGCAGTACGAGATGTGTTAGACTTTGATGATGAAGGAAAAAGTATTTTTGGTCGCAAAACACCTTTAGTAGATTCTTCTTTATTAAGAATTTATGCAGGACTTATTAAGTTTGTAGCAGGTGGAAAAGATGCCTTCATGGTTAAGTATAACTCAATGAGTAAAGCTGGAAAGTACAATGCTCCGGGAGTTGATGATCCATGTCCAGTAATATCTACTCAAAATCGACTTGGGGTTGCTTGCATAAATCGTTTAAATATCCTAACCGGAAAAGCATTTATTTCTGTTCATTATGGAAATGGATTTTGTAAATCTGTAGATGAACCAGCACCAACCGTAACAACAAAAGACCGATTTTCATTAATTTCTTCTGTATTTATTGACCAACAATACGGGAACAGTAAGCCTTCTTCGCTGGATAAACCACTAGGCTGTATCACTGTTAATCCCAAATATAGTCTTGTAAGCTGTAAACCTTGGATTTTAGATACAAATTTTAAAAATGTCGGCACAAGTATAAATCAACCGGCACCAGTAATTACTGCAAACCGTAAATGGCATTACTTGATGAATCCTCAATTCAATTCTGCTGGCGGATCAGTAGATAAACCTTGTTTTACGTTAATTGCTAGAATGGATAAGATGCCACCATATTTAATTGAAGCATCTAGAGAGGGAGATCTACCTAGCTTTATTAAGATGTTTTCAGGAGGACTGGTATATGAGATATACGACACAGATACCGATGTAATGAAAAAAATAAAGGAATTCATGGCCATGTACGGAATTTCCGATATAAAAATGAGAATGCTAACGATTCCAGAGTTGAAACGTATTATGGGATTCCCGGAAGATTATATGCTAATAGGAACAAAAGCAGAACAGAAAAAGTATATAGGCAATGCTGTAGAAGTTAATATGGCACGAGTTCTTTGTGAGGCATTATGTAAAATATTAGTAACAACGCAACGTAAGGTTGCATAATTTAACAACAATAATATGGAAAATTTAAAATTTAATGTTGGGGATAATGTGAAAATTGTCTCTAATGATTTGCAACCGGCAATGGTTGGTAAAATTGGTCGAGTAAAGAAAGTGTATCCGTCATTTTCTGAAGATTCAGATAACAATATTCAGCCTTCTTACTTTTATCGCGTTGAAGTTGGAGGAGCTGTTTTAAAAGGAATTGCAGCAAGCAGTGATCTGGAAAAAGTATAGAAAAATGATATGAAAAAATACCGAGTGACGATTGACCTGGATGCTTTTGAAATAGTGGTTTCGGCTAATAATAAAGCCGAAGCCAAAAGAAAAGCTATCGAGAGACTTCAAAGAAAGAAGATCACTTCCCTGATTCGTAAATCTTGGCCTGACAATAAGAAAGAGGTGTATGTTGATGAGGAATAATTTGAGAATCAAAAGGAGATATGAGCAAAGATAATATTACAGAGCCTGTGAATACATGGGATAATTTCTATCAAAGTCGTGTCTGTAACGACAGTTATGTGAATGTCTTTTGTAAAAAATATAACCGGTTTATAGAAGAAATAATTATCAATATACAACAAATATCCTACGACCTGAAAGCACCCCTTATCTTAAAGGAGGAAGGATGTGGAATAGGTACTGTAAGCCTTGCTATTTCGCAAATAGGAGAGAGGTTGTTTAATTATTTTGGATTAACAGGTGCTTCTGATGCAAAGAAAATTTCAAAAGTTATCTTCTCTGACATCAATATTCCTATGTTGGAGCTATGTTGCAAGAACACACTCTCAATATCCACGGATAATTACTTAGGAAAAGTCCCATTGTTTTATGTTAAAGAGAATATTTGTGAACCTAAGTTTTTTGAATCATCTACAGTAGTGGTAACACATGGGGTCTTGGAACATTTTTCTGATGTAGATATAACAAGAATCATGTCAACATATAACAATGATAAGGTTTTGTTTCAAGCTCATTATGTTCCAACTAGCCAATACACGTCCCCTTCTTTTGGAGACGAACGTTTGCTGCCTACAGATTACTGGATCACATTAGTAAAACCGGATTATTATCTTCTTGATAATAATGGTAAAGATTTGTATATGTTTAAAACTAAACCGGCACCGACAAGAAGATAAGAGAGTCTATAAATGATAAATTTTGAGAACATGGCAACTAATGTTAATAATGCGGAAAGATTAAGAAGTTATTTTCTTTCTCACAAACAAAGGGAAAATATTATCAATGTATGTAGAGCACGCCCAAATTGGGACGGTTGTGACTATTGTGACTTATATTCAGGTTCAGGGCTTCCATGTTGGAAGCAAGATGATAAACATAATTGTTGCAAATTAGAGGAAGTCAAAACAAAAAACAAGAATGTATGAAAGAAAAATCAGAAACAAAAGATTTAGCAATGACACCTAAAGAACAGGAAATGGATTTGCGTAGATGGTGTGTGGAAGTATCGGTGAAAATCTGTGATAAAGAATCCATCATTGAAGTTGCCGAAAAACTGTACAAATGGATTACACAATAGAAAATGACGTAAAGTCAGGTAGCAATAGTTGTGCACGCCCTGACTTTAAACATTAGTCTAATTCAAAAACAACATGTCCTTTACCAGCAGCAGCTATGTTAATTAGCTCTGATGTTAATTTGCATCCTGCATTGGTACAAATGAGAGTTACGTTATTCTTTGACGCAGCCATAGCAATGTTGATTAGTTCTGAAGTTAGTTTTGATTTACAGTTAATCTTTACACTTCCACCTGCGTTGAGGATGTTGATAATTTCACTAGTTAATTTCATAAACAATAATTTTTTAAATTCGACAGTTGTAAAAGTAGTAATAAAAAACAAAGGGCGCATCCATTTCAGCAATAATTTTAAAATTCGACACTTTATTTTTATTAGGGTGTGCTCTTTAACTAATAAATGTATAGAAATGAAGATAAGAATAGGAAAATCTTTTGATAAAGAAACAAATGAAGTCTTTTATCAGCTACAATTTAAATTGGATGGAGAACGGACCTATAACGCATATTCTTATGATGTTTTTAAAGAGGAATCTGACGCAAAAGAAGCTCTTGACAAACATCTAAATGGTGAACGTGAATACACTTATTTTGTGAGTGCTGAAAAAGTTAAAAGAACAATCAAAGGGAACCGCGTAGATGTGAAAAAAGTATTAGCATTTCATGTTATGTCAGCTAAATCAGATTTACCAGGTTCTCGTATCTGGGTGAAAATTAACTAATAAAAAGATAGTAATAAATATGGGAACATTTATTTTTAGACTATGCATTGATAATACACTTTGCTTAGTTACCGCTTTTGATAAAATAGAAGCAGAACACATGTTGGAGAAAAACAAAGGCATCATCTCAAAGGCCGAGTATTATTTTGTTGGGGTAACGAGCGGGGTGATTACTATTAGTAAAGATGGAAATTTAACTTATTAAATATCGGAAATGAGTAAAAAGAGATTTACAGATGACCGTAAACAGCTTTTAATACGGTATAAGATAGATGAAAAAGGATGTGTTTCTTTTATAGACCCCTGCTGCGATGAAATTCCAATTTGCCTTTTCGGTAAAATAATGGAAGCTATATCAAATGTAGAACAAGAATGGAACTGTAGAATTGCTAATAAGGTCGACTCTCTTCTGCCTAATATTACATTCGAGAAACCAACACTCAGATAAGAATAAATATGAAATTCTGTGATTTACCGATTGAAACCCAACAACGATTAAATTGCGAACGATTGAATTTACATAATCGTTCAATTAATAGTGCATACGAAGTGCTATTGTATAATCAACCTGGTACTCGTTATTTTCATGCAAGACGTCATCAAAATTCGTGGTCTGATGATAAAGGTAACTATATGCCGTTTGGAGGTGGTTCTGAATGGACGCTGCAATATGGATGTATAGGTTTCTCTCGTAAGAAACAAGTAATGGGTTACGATTATGAATTATGTCGTGGCAAGACCTATTCTAAGTCTGCAAATGGGACAATTATTCCAGCTTCCGTAAAAACAAAGAAGGAAGTTTTGAGTATAGCAAAAGCGATTGGAATATTGAAAACATTGGTTTAATTAAAGTTGATATACAATATGGGTAAAACAATAGTTAATGAAATCGAGAAATGTACACAATGTCCGCATTGTACAATTCTTCCAGACCCAGAACCGTATGATTGGTTTTGTGACGATGACGTAAAACTCTTCTGTGAAAAATTAAAAAGGACAGTAGCCGCTGCACTTCGACCCTACGAAAGTGACGAAGTTGATATTCCCAGTGATTGTCCTCTGGAATAAAATATAATAATAAGAAATATGAACGAAACATTGGAACAACAAATTAAACGTCTGGAATTCTGTCGTGATTGCATTGACCAGTCTTATAAAGCTGGGAGAGATGAATACAATCGCCTTGAACGGATGATTGAAGAATTGAAAGAAAAACAAAAATAAGAAAACACATAGAAGAAAGAAATGATTATGGAAGTAAATAATGGAATAATAATTAATGGAGTTTTGCATGAGTTTGTCATACCGAGCGAATCCCCTTGTTTAGAGTGTTCTTTAAAGAATGAGTGTGGTACTTATTTAGGTGATAGGTTGTATTCAGATCCATGCGATGTTTTTAATTCATGTAGTGGAATATTTGTAATACGTGCCAAAGTAAAGATAGAAACGGAGGATTAACTATGGGATTTACAACACCTGTGTTTATACTCAAAAACACACCGGAGCTTCGAGATAAGTTAGTTCGTTTAGGGTATAAAATAGGATATGAAAGGTATATAAACGATGATTTTTTAGCGACAGACAATGATGAGATGTTTGGAATTGATGTTCCATATCCTCCTGAACAATGTAATGGGTATATTCATTGCGGAACTAATGAGGCTTTGTTCCTTGCCATAGCCGCATTGAGAGACGATACTGACGATTCACAATGGTTTGTATATCCTCCTGAAAATATTTGGTTTATATGCGATGACGATGACATCAATTATGCACGAGAAAATATTAAAGATAGTGTACAGGCGGCATGGTTCCATTGTAGTCATAAGGCAACGGTGAAAGAGCTTATAGAACATTTTAAATCTGTTTAGAGAAATGAGTTATGATTTTTTAGGAGACATAGATCGAATAGGCATGGATGCCTACAAGCAAGGTGAAGAAGATGCCAAGAAAAGAGCTATAGAAATTCTGGCTTCTGTTTTAGAGAATTGGGTACATGGTGGTGATGCAGACTGTATCATTGCCGAATTTGAAGAAGAACTAATGAAAAAATGATAACGATATGGCACAGTTTACAACACAAGTTGCAACAAGCATAGAGCAGTCGCAACAATTAATAGAGCTAGGTGTAAAACCTGAAACAGCAGATTTGGTATATCGCTGTACAAAATCAAGCACTGATTCATTGGAATGGGAACTACAATTGTGTCCACCATCACTGGAAAACATAGACAACAATGACATTCCAGCATGGAGCTTGGTCCGGTTACTTGAACTGCTTCCTTATGAGATTCCTTGCGACCGACCAAATGTTCTTCACCATCCAGAATTGATTAAGTATGAGGATGGGTATAACTTCTCCGTATGTAGATATACCGTAGATTGTTTTGCTGGTACTCCTATCGAGAACAGCCCTTTTGACAGTTGTGTGTCTATGATTAAGTGGCTTATTGCAAAAGGGTATTTTAGCAAAGAATTTTTGCTATGAGAAGAATGCCTTTTACTCTTATGGATGATCCATGCTATCATCCATTCTGCAAGTTCCCGGAAGAATATTACTGGAGGATGCCTTTATGGAAAGACAGGGACAAGGTTAATTCACGTACATTTTTAGGATGGTGTATGCGAGTAATAGAAAAGGTGTACTTAGCAATGCAAACAGAGCCAACCATTCTACAAACTCCTCCTTCTTTGATAAACCGGTATGTACCTCCGACACCAGAGCATCTTTATTCAATGCAGATAATAATTCCTTCTCGACCTCTTGCCTATGACGTTCAAGAAGAATTGCGTAGTTGTATAGAGTTACGCCAGCTGTACTCACACCAATGGTCAACACGACTGTCAGACAAAGAAATACCACGCGGGTACATAGCGGTTCTTGAAAATTATCATGGAGGGAAACTAATATCCCGTATAGGCTTGCGCTGGCTA